CGAGTGATTGAGGAGACATCTGGAACAGGCTTGGCATCAGTGCCATGCGCTGTTCTGCCATTCTCTGCTCGGGCGTAAGACCGCCCCTTGCCTGCAGTCCGGCTAATGCTTGCATCTGTTCTGGAGTCAACCCGCCTCTTGCCTGCATACCCGCTAAAGCAAACTGGTCTGCTACGCCTAACCCACCACGCGCTTGTAATCCTGCAAGGTCAGACTGTTGCTGTGCAGTAAGCCCACCTCGAGCCTGTAATCCTGCAAGTTGTCTCTGTTCTTCAGCAGTTACTCCACCCCTGAGAATCTGGCTTATGTCACCAATTTCACCATCTGTCTGTAATGCTGCAAACGGGCTGGTAATACCTGAATACGCCTGTTGCTTTGCAAGATCTATTGCATCCGCTGCTGCTGTTTCATCACCCATTCCGGCAATTACACCGAACGGTGTACCCGCACCGAACTTTGAACCGGCTTCCATAGCCTCTGCACCCCGCTGGGTGCTGAACGCCTGTAAAGCAGCCTCTGCTATAGGGGAGAGAGCCTGCTGGGTTATTGCTTGACCATCCGGCCCTATGATCGTTTCGGTTGTGTAATATCGTTCAGGATCTTGGTTAAAAATATTGAGCATTTCTTCAATGCTCGTACTCGAACTACCTTCTTCCACATCAAACGGAGTGAACTCTCCCAAATCTGGCAGGTCATGGACAATGGGTTGCCGTTCAGCTCTTAGTTCAGCTAAAGCTGCCTCCCAATCTCCCCGTTGAGCCTCGAGTGCCTGTTCAATGGACTGGTCGGGTGTTCCTATAACACCTCTGTCTGTTACCTGACCCCCAGCATCGGAATCTCGCATTTCTCCTGTAACCGGATCGACACTTCGTTCTCCACCAAGACCTTCTTCCGCAGCAAAGTTCGGATCGTTCCTTATTTCTTCCGCGCGCGCCCTTAGTTCAGCATCGCGCACTTGCTGTTGTTCTTGCTCTCGTCGGACTCTATCTCGCTGTTCTTGAACTTGTCTCTGCGCTTCGTCAGCACTTACTTTCATCGATCGCTGAAAATCTACTTCTTGCCTTCTTGCAAGCTCTTCAGCTGCTTGCCTTTTTGCTTGCTCTTGCAGGAAGGCTTGTTGTTGCCTTTGCAGCTCTTGTTCCATTGCTGCAATGGCATCTTTGACGGATTTAGACTCGTCACCTGAAACATTTACACTGAACGGATCTGCAGCACTTACTTTCATTGATCGCTGAAAATCTGCTTCTTGTTGCTCTCCGGTAACAGTCTGCTGTTCAAATGGAGTAGCCTTGAGATCCCAAAATGGAGAAACAGGTTTTTGTTGCCCGTATTCCGCACCAACAGCGACATCAATCCCGCGCGGTGACTTTTCTCTACCTCGACCAGCAGCAACTTCTTCAGGGGAACTGGCTTCTAGTTGCCATTCTTTATATCTTGGGTCACTGCTGTTAGTGAGGATTTCATAATCTTTACCGACAAGGTTTTTTGCAGCCTGGAAAGGAATTCCGTATTTCATCAACTCTCGCGCTGCGTGACTCTCTGCCGCGGCTTTACCTTGACCTTTAGGAACCTTGATGTTGATTTTTTTACTGAACCCACCAACTGGAAGACCCAATATCGGTTCGTATGGCGCAGGAACATATATGAGCATACGGTTCGTATCGCCTATTCCAAATAGTGCCATTTAAATACCTCCAAAAGGAGTCTGCGGATTCTGACCGTAGATCGTTTTCTTAGTTCTCTTTTTAGGCTGTTTCACCTCTGGAATCCCCGACAGATCCCTGAAGCTTCCCTCGATTCGCTTGAACATTCGCTCTGCAGTATCGTCAAAGCGCATAAATGCTAGTTCCAGCGGGTGCGTTGCTTTAGCCATGATTAACCTCTTGCTCCCGGAGATATATCGGCTCCAGGAACCCTGACATTGCCCGTCCTTGGGCCTGATATTGAAGCAGCTGTCTGCCTCATTTCATCAATCGATCCCGGCACTACCGGTCTGGTCGTAGCGGGTATTCCCGTTCCGGGGGCCTGCGGTCTGGTTCCAGCCTGGTTCCCCTGCTGAAAATTACCCGCATTCGGCAATTGCTGCGCTCCCTGGGTGTTCAAGATATTCTGAGCAACCTCTTCGGGCGTAGGTCGTTGCGGTCCACCTTGTTGCTGGGCCGCCTCGAGGATATTCTGTATCGTCGGTATTCGCGCTGCTGCAGCAGCCTGAAGTTGTTCCTGTATACCCGGTGAGTTGATGAACTGCTCCTCGAGGATCTTCGAGCGAACTTCGAGTGGGTTGCTTACTCCACCTTTTCTGAGAGCAGTGTCGAGATCAACATATCCTGCTCTCCAAAGGTTCGACCAGAGGTTGAGTCTTCGTTCCTGTTCTTCGGGGCTAACAGAATTAATACGAACAATATTGACGTAATGCCCCTTGATGTCGGAAGGCTTGATAACTGCATCAAGGACTCCTGCTTCTGTCTTTCCGAACACGGACACCCTGTCATCGATTACGTGTTCAACAATTCTGAGGATAAGCTCTCCCTTTTCCTGAAGACCTCTTTCCATTGCTTCTTTTACGGCTCCGAAGTTTAGAGATGCGATTCCTGCAAGGACTGCCGTGTGATAACCGGAAGCTGCGCCGGTAGGACGCTGTCCTCTTGCAACAGCAGGAACTGTGTTCGCCTCGATCGCCTCGTCGAGGAATTCCTTTGCAATCCCAATCTCAGAGGGAGGTCTAGGCACATCTGATATACCGACCTGCACCTGTGGCGGCTTTACGTTCTTTGCGCCTGGTGTGTCATCCCACATCGACTGGACTTCCTCGGTAATTCCGGGAGGACCGGTGAACTCGAGGGTGGGCCATGCCGACTTGCTTACGATATCGATGTAGTGGGATGCCAGTTGGCTTTGCGCCCGGAGCATATCAAGCGAGCCGTTCAGTAGCCCCATGTACAGGTTTTCCGGTTCGGAGTTACCCGTGTCGAGTCCCATCTGGGGCCAGTACATAATCCATGGAAGCCTGCCGTACCCGTGCCGTCTTGGCTCGAGTACCCATTGTTTATCAGCAACATATGCGACCTGGGAGTGCGTCCAGACTTCCTGGAACGTCACGTAGCCTTTTTTCTGGTTGCCCCATTCGGGGAAGTGTGCCTGTACCCATTGGGCATCTACTTCGTACTCATGTATAACCCATCTCGGGAGCGTCCCGTTATTCATATCCCATATAACATTTTGGGGGTTTACTGCAACGGATTTAATAGGCCATGAGATTGAGCGTTTTTCGATAACTTCCCTGACGTTGTCCCTGTATTCGTTAGTCGTATCTTCATCATGGGGGGGAGGTTCCGGGAAGTCGCTCCATTCATTCGCGATAAATTCGACTTTCTCCCATGCGATCCCGTAAAGCCCTGCCTGTTTGGTAAGTTCTCGATAGACAGGACTCCGGTGTTCGACCATGTGATGTGCGCCGGTAAGGAATTTCTCCATTGCCTCGGCGCGAGCCTGACCTCTTGGTCCGGGTGGCGGGACAGATATATCGAGAAATTGCGGAGTAACGTGAGATACGAGGGTGTTGATAACGGACTGGGCTGTTCCGAGTCGTATCATTGTCCCGCTGTCAGGGACGCTGAACTCAAAGTCGTTTAGGAAGAACTCGTCGAGCTGCTCGCACTGGGATCTAAATTTCCGAAACAGGTCATTTGTCTCACTGACCTTTTCCCTGATCCAGTGCATGGTTAGTTCAGGCTCGTCGACAGGATTTGCTGCTTCCATGTCGATAACAGCGGTGGGGTCTATTGCAAATTCTAAGACCATCTTGTTCCTAACATATCGTCATCTTGAGTCTGATGTAACCAGATCAGCTTCTTCTAGATATTTCATACGCTCTTTGCTTCTTTGCTTCCGCAGCCTGGTAAGAAACTGTGTCGGCCTTTGGGCAGGCCGGGGTCGTATCGGATTCATGCGCCGTATCGGACGAAGATAATCATACTCGCCTTTATCGTAACCCGGCGGGTCACATGCCATCAAGGCTAATAGTTCAGCATCTACCCAGTCATCGTGCTGTCCGGTTTCGTTATAGAACAAGTACGACCCATTACCGGACGGGCGAATACTAATATCCTCTAATTGCTTCTTGAGGGTTGACCAACTGGCTGGGAAAAATACTGTTTCGTTCTCAAGTGCAATGTAATAGTTCTGAAACAGTTGATATTTACTTTGTGCGCTGAATTTGAATGGATTTACGGGTAATCCGGCGTTCAGGAGGTGGTCAAACACGACATCTCCGAGTCCGGTGGAGTCAACGCGAATGTCTCCGACCTTCCACCTGTCGATTTCAGCTGCAATCGTATCGATTTGGCTTACCCAGTCACTGCCAGAGATCTCGATCGCATGGATTGACTCCCTTGTCCTTGCATCCTTGATTATGAATACCGTGAAGTCCTGTTTCTTACCGAGGTCTAGTCCTGCAACGTATCTTCTGCTCTCGTCAGGGTAGAGCATTTCTCGGCTTTTACCTGCGAGTTCTATCTTGCTCGGTCGGAAGAACCCACCGCCGCCGTCTGGTTGCTTGGCGAGGTACATGCGATCCCATACGGGTTCTGGCATGGTGGACTTTTCATCTCGTATTGCCTGTTTTTGTTTTTCTGAGAGGAAAACATTGTCGAAACTGGTGGCATGAAACGCCTCGTAGTCCTCTGTAGGATTTTCTTGGGACCATTTGAAGAGTTTTGAGAACCAGTGGTTTCTTTGAAAGGGCGGTATCCCCTCGATGCATCCCCTGCCTAGTCTTCCAGAGGAGTTCAACATTGGTCGAAGC